GTAGTAATCTTGCCTTTGTGTGGGCAGTCTACGCAGCCTGACGGATTCATCTTCTCGAATGTCGAGCAGAAGTGTGGGCCCCCTTTACGCTGCAAATCCCTAACCTTGATCTCGACTTCTTCAGGGTCGTAGTCTGGGTGCCGCTCCGACATCTTGTGCGCAGCGTTGATACCCTCTTCGCAGAATGCCGCTATAGATAAGGCCGAACGCCACAAGTTGTAGTCTATGGTGTCCTGATTCTGGAAGCAGTGAACTAGTTGCTGGCACCCGTCGCCGTTAGCCGAGCGCAGCATGATGGTCTTGAACTTAGCCACCCTGTTGCCCATTAGGGCAAGCGTCAACGCACTGCGCTGTATATCCCGGCGCGGGGCGAACTTCTTCTCGGTCACGCCCATGATGGTGCGCAACTCATCCGGGCTATAGAACGGTGCCGGAGTTATGACTTCTACCGTACTGGCAGGGTCATCCTTGAAGTTCAAAGTGCCCGGTATACGTAGCACTCGTGCTGGTTCGAAGCACTTGGGGTCTGCAATCAAGCTGTGGATGCGGCACAGCTCCGCCAGCCGGTCGTTTAACGGCCTCCAGCGGTCTTTGTCTATCACCTCATCGAACGCCCAATAGGCGTGGATACCCCTGCCGGAGTTAACCAGAATAGGTTTGGGTAATCCTACTGTCCGGCAAAAGCGTTGCAGTTCTTGTAAACCTGTTGCCTGATCGATGTAGCCTTCGCCTTTGTCGGCTTTATCTTCTCCACAGTCGATGTCGATCCAGAGCGCCTTGAAGTACTTAGCGTTCTCTCCTAACCGGTTATCTCCCGTTTCAAACTTAGCGCAGCCGAAGTACAGGTTGTTTTCTTCCCCCACCCATGCGGCTACTAGCTCATCTACCTCTTCTCTGGTTTGTACAAGTTCTTGCTTAACTCGTTTGCCTTTGATTCCCACGACAGCGAACCAGCCCTCAGGTGCTAGTACTGCATCAAGCAGGTCAAAGTTTGTCATTTTATATAGGGGCAAAAAAAGGGAAGGATTGCTCCTTCCCAATGGGCCAACTTGCCGGTTGGCCCCCGTCAGCTACGTCGTTTTAGCAGTTTGTTGATAGCTGCATGATACTTAGGGTGTGGGTTGCGCTTACCTACAAACCAGTTGTAAGCAGTCTGGCGGCTGATGCCTAGCTTCTCGGTAAGTGCAGTTACCGGTATAGAACTAGCTATGCAGAACCTGCCCAGAGTTACACCCAGCAACGACGCATCGGCCTTCTTGTTCAGCTGAACGATGTGTGTGCTGTATCCGTAACTCATCACTCGTCCTCACTCCAAGCGTTCACTACGTCGGCGAGGCTTTTCTTTGGCGACGCATCTGCTGCGACTTCCGCCTTTTTCGACGTACGCTTAGTAGGCTCAACCACCTGACCAACTTCTGCGTCTTTGTCCACCTTCCCGCTAACAGGAGCGGCGCTTTCAAACTCCTCGTCATTATCGTCCTCGCCCTTATCGACAACGGCAACGGTTAGAGTGACTGCCTTCTGTGCCTCTGTAGAACCAACGGCTTCATCGACAACAGCTTGCAGCTCTGGATGGCTACCTACGAAATCGACTGCACGGAAACGCACCTGCTGGTTATCGTCCTCGTCAAAGCTCATCTCGGTGATAACGCCGTCGATGTTCTCGCCATTCGCAATAACATAATCGATATAGGCGTTCAATGGGAAGAGCTGACCAGCGCCCTTGCCGAAGATAGACTTCGATGCCAGCTTAACTTGATACACATCACCTTGGTTGTTACTACCTACCTCGTCTGGCAGAACAACAGCGATGCGACGCTCGAAGCGGCAAGCACGGGTGCTACCTTGACCTGAGCCTTTGATGTTCTGTGGGCAGGTCTCGCATGTCTTACCTTGCGGAGCCTTCACGTTGGCATCTGGCTTAACGCCGTCGTTCGACCAGCAGTCAGGCGGCGCAGCTTCCGCGCTTGGGTCGTAAGCCTTCATGTAGAACGTACGCTGTGCAGACGCTTGGGCTACACCAACTAAGACTACACGCATTGGTGGGTTCATCTTGCCCGCAGCGTCACCGTTCACAACACGTACGAACTTACCAGCACGAGGGGAGATGCGCTTAAGTCTGCTACCACCCTTCATCAGCGATTGAGTCAGGGCGCTTGGTGCTTTCTTGCCAGCTACAGCAAGGTCACGGTTCTTAAAGATAGATACTTCGTTGCTCATATATGTAGCTCCTTTATTTACGCCCACGACGGACGACAATTTTGTACTTACTATCTACTAACATTCCTGCTGGGAACTTGTCAGGGTTCTCATCTACAAACTGCTTCATGTTGCTCTGATGAATGCGACGTTCCAACAGCCCGTACGCATCGTTGTCTTTGACGAAGTTGTACATAGAGTCCCAGTCGTTAGTCCAGTAGCGAGTAGCTACGCTACGGATGATTGTGCCGATTGGGGTTTTTATACTGTCCGCACCGTTCTCTTTGCACAGCTCTAGCATCTCGTCGGATAGAACTTCAAGCTGCTCATTTAATTCACGGTGCTTCTCTTCGTATTCTCTCGTAAGCTCGTCTCGCTTATCTCGTATCTTCAAATACAACTCGGCCAGCTTATCTGCTGGGAAATCTGTTATGTCCATGCTAGCTCCTATAGTTATAGCGTGGGGTCACCGGGATCACAGGAAACTCGATACCATGAAAGGATATTCCCGGCCCCCACTGCGGGTGTTATTAGCGCCACCTCCCGCTGGGCTATACCAACTTAATTACAGAACGTGTTGCAGTTGTTACCGTTAGGGTCGCAACAAGTGGTGCAGTATACGAACCGACCGTTAACCTGATAGCTGTGCTGAGTGCACCCAGCGTAAACAACTCCGGCAGATACAAGTGCCCAGACTACGATTAGATATTTCATATATTTCCCCTAGTTAAGTGGTGGACTACTCGCTGCGTCTGTAGTTACCCGTACGCACTATAGTGTCATCAGCGTACATGCCCTTTTTCATACACTGGTGTACAGCATCCGCTTTCGTCCGTGAACCTAGTATACAACATTGATTGACATTGTCAACTACTTTTCAGTCAATTCTTGTTTGTACAGCTCGATGATCTTGTTATGGTTGGTTATGTTGTTACGCAGCATGTAGTACATTCTTTTCTCTACTTCGCTACCCTTAATGTGCACAATGGTCATGGCGTTCTTCTGCCCCGGCCTATTGATACGTGCGTTCGCTTGCAAGTAGGTTTCCACACTAGTGACAGGGGCGTACCAGATTACTACATTAGCGGCGGTTAGTGTAAGCCCATGGCTAGCTGCCTGTGGTTGAATGATTAATACCTTCGGGTCTTGCTGTTCTTGAAACGCGCTTATCAGATCATTACGTTGCCCAATGGAAACTTGTCCGCTGATAACGCCGCACGTTATGCCTTCTTTCGTAAGGTGTTCTTTCAGTAGGCGTATGGTGTGCGAGAACGGCACGAAAACCAGCACCTTGTGGCTAGCCTCCTCGATGACTTCCTGAACCACGCGCAGCCGGTTCGATACGTCGAACTCGATAACTTCTTTCGTATCGGAATACACCGCGCCGCCTGAAATCTGTAGCAGCTTGTTAACCTGCACCGCAGCATTGACTGACGTTACTTCCTCACCCGCAGCTTGCATAACCATCAGCTGCTTGAGCGTCTTGTAATACTTGTCTTGCTGAGGGGTCAGCGGTGCGTCACGTTCCACGTAGGTAACATCCGGCAGGTCAAGGCACTGCGCTTTCTCGAACCGGATGGCTGGCTGTAGTGAGTTATGTACTATGACTTCAGCATCCTTGCGTGGCACCCAGCGAAACTGCCCGACCTTCTCCATAACCTTGTCACGGAACTGCCCGAAGAACTTGGGTATCTTCTCAGGGTTAATCAGCTTGGCTAGACCAAACGCATCGACTGGCGACTGTGCAGCAGGAGTACCGGTCAGCATCCATAGCCACCGGTCAGGAGAGTTCAAAGCCTTGAGCGTCTTCCAACGGTTAGTCTGTATGTTCTTATACGCAGACGCTTCATCGACGACGATAAGATCAAAGTCGCCGTTAACTATATCGTCTTGGACTATCTCGACCCCATCGAAGTTGATGATGACGAACTCAGCATCGCCGTTGATAATAGCTTTACGCTGCTCACGTTTGCCGTAGGCTATGTCGCAT